TCAAATAGAAACAAAAAATATTTTAAAGGTTAACTCATTTAAATCTTCTTTAAATAAGTTTTATATTCATACTATTCCGCATAAGACTTCTATTACTGATTCTTTTTGGGATCTTGATAATGATGGGGATGGTAATATATATTCTAAGAGATTAAATTCCTTTTTGTTGTTTTTAAATTATATGCATGATGATTGGTTTGATTATATAGATGTATTTAAAAATGAGATGGAGATTGCATATGCAGAAATTACATCTAGCAATATTGTATTTTTTAAGAGAGAGTTAGATAGATTCATACAATTTTTGATTCTTACTGTTGGTCAATATAGTAGTTATATAGGAAATAATACTTTTTTTATTGGAGGGGAGATTGTTAGAGGATCCACTACGGGATCTACAGCAATAGTTAAGTCGTTTAATCCTAACACATTGGAGCTTATTATTGAAGATAGAAGTTCAGATTTTGAAGAAGGTGAAACTATTAGAGGCTTAGAGTCTAAATCATCTTTTGATTATGTTGGAGATAATTTAAAAAAGGAATATTTAGCATCATATAATAATAAATCATCTGGTTCTATTTCTGAATTGAATTATTATTCTTTTACATTTAGTCCTATTGCTTCTTTATTATTAGAAGAAAATGAAAAATGTGTTTTTGGTAATAATGATTATTTTGAAATTGATACTATATATGCACCAGATTCTAGTGGAGTTAGTAAATTAAAGTATAAGGATGGATTATCGGCTTTGCCTAGTGTTGGTACTGTTTTTACTGGTTTGAGTTCTAATATGTCTGTAGAAGTTGTTTCTATTTCTATTTCAGGATTCATTGATTATAAAAATATTGCCATTCAGAATTCTGATTCGGTTATAGTATCAGATATTACTACTTCAAATGCAGCAGCAGTAGAATCTTTTGATACATCTATTAAATCTTATGGTGCGATTAGAGACACAAATGGAACATTTCATATTTTAGATATTAATGATGTTGATTCTTTAGTAGATTTAGAAACACCTGTGTTGTCTAAGATAGGAAAAACATATGGACTTTTAAGTTCTGTTGTTTTATATGAAACTGTTTCCAGTCAATCAGAAATATTTGTTATTGAAAATAAAAGTTATTTACAGTATGAAATAGACAAAAACGAAGAAAATCAATTAATAACATATTTAAAACCAGAAGTAGTGGATAATTATGTGCAGGAATTTATAAATTTGATAGGAAGTTGATATGAATGAAATTAGAACAGGAACAGTTTCTATTCAATCAATAGAATTGATAAAAGATTATACTACAACACCAGTGTCCTTGAATAATATTTTTTTAGAGGTAAACTTATTTGAAGACATATATTCAGATTCTGTGTCTGGTAATATATTGGTTGCTGATACTAGTAATATCATTTCCAATTATCCTGTTAGAGGAACTGAATTTTTAAAAATTAGAATAATGAGTGATATTACTAGTATAATTGTAGATAAGATTTTTAGAATATATGAAATTAGTGAGAGAAGACAACTTAGTCCTGGTCAAATAGTTTATATTATTAATTTTATATCTGTTGAAAAGATTATGAATTCTGATTTTATAATATCACAATCATTTCCCAGAACTACTACTAGTAATGTAGTGAAAAGTGTATGGAAACAGTTTTTAGAGCATTATAATTCTAAACATGCAGTTGTTTATCCGACAACTCATTTACCTACGGCCAATTTAAATTATATTAATACATTTATTGGAGGACAAAATTCTTATGTTTCTAGTGATGAATCATTTGATGTGTTCAATAATAATAATATGTTTAATATCGAAGTTCAAAAAACAAAATATATATCAGATTTTATTATTCCTGGATGGTGTGTTTATTCTACCATTCATTGGTTAGCATCAAGATCTGTAGCTGAAAATAGAAGAGGATCTAATTTTTTATTTTTTGAAACACTAGAAGGTTTTAAGTTTGTTTCCTTAGAATCTTTGTTTGTTATCGGAAAAGAAAGAATAACCGTAGATAATACTCGCATTTATAATTTTACTGGTATACCACAAACAGCAGATGAATTTCAAAATATGATGGGTCAGAGATATATTTCTTCATTTAATGTTGTACAAAGTCCTAATTTGATAGAGAATGTGAAGATGGGTATGTATTCTAGTAAAATGATACAACATGATTTGCTTAGAAGGAGTTATGATATTATTGAATTTGATTATAGACAATCATATTTAGATAGTATTAATTATAAACATACATACAGGCATGTTTATCCACATGTTCATTTAAACGAAGAACCATTAGCTGAAGTAGACGTTTCTGTTAATAATTATGATTCTAGTTCTCATACTTTTTATCAGACAAAACCAGAGAATGATGATTATTCATATTTGTGGAAACAAAGTAGAATATCACAACTTCAACAGTTAGAAAATATAAAATTGGAATTAACTATAGATGGATATATTGATATATATGCTGGACAAGTGATACAGGTAAATATTGGTGATGCCAGACGTGGAGGCAATAATGAATTAGATTCTTTATATTCTGGAAATTATATAATTACAGGATTAAGACATAAAATAGATAAAAATAAATATGAAGTAGTGATGGAAGTGTCTAAGGATTCGTTTTAGGAGTAAATATGAAAGGTTTAGATAAATTTTGTTGGTGGTTTGGAGAAGTTGAGGATATAGATGATCCTTTACAGGTGGGTAGATGTAGAGTTCGTATTTTGGGTTATCATACAGATAATAAACAGAAAATACCTACCAATACTTTACCTTGGGCTTATCCTATGATGCCTGTTAATACACCACAAAAGTCTGTTCCTGCTGGACTTGAAGTAGGAACATGGGTATTAGGTTTTTTTCAAGATAATGAAAATGCTCAACAACCAATCATATTAGGTGCTACTAATTATGGATATGAAGGTGATGAGGTTAATACACATCAATTAGCTCGTAATTATAATATAGACACAACTAAATTTTATCAAATGAGGAGAGAGAATTTAGATAGTTTTGAGATTAATAATGAAAATATAGTAGAACCAAATTTAATGGGATATTCTGAATATCCTTTAAATAAGGTGGAAGAAAGTCTGTCAGGACATCTTAGTGAGATTGATGATACTCCTGGTCATGAAAGATTGACAAAAATGCATAAGTCTGGTACCATAGAAGAAATAATTCCTGATGGTACCAAAGTAACTAAAGTGGTAGGAGATGAGTATCAGATAATATTGAAAGATAATAATATACATATTCATGGTAATTGTAATATATATGTGGAAGGAGATTCTGTACAATCGTCAAATCAACTTACTCTTTTACAGGAAAAGTTAAATTTGGCGTCGTCTGATCCAGATGATAGTGTAGTTTTAGCTACTAAATTGAAAGAAGTTTTAGGGGATTTAATAGATTGGTGTGATAATCATACACATCAGGTACCGGAACATGATCATTCTATTCCAAATCATGATCACACATTTACTATACCTGCACATAGTCATACTATAGGTTCTCATAGTCATGGTCTTTCAGGTACTTCTCATAATCATGGAATTACTACTGCTGATGGATATGTTACTTCTATTTCAGCAGCTTCTTCTGGAGGAACTGTTGGTACCAATTCTGCATATAGTAGTGGTAATTCTACAACATGGTATTCTACTACAGATGAAAAAGAAGATTTGAAAACCGAACTAGAACCAGAAGTTACTTTAACGACTATTGAAACTCTTGATTCGACAAAAGAGAAGAATGATGATGAGATATATTTTAGTAAAAAGGTAAAAATTTCAAGTAATGGAGATGTATAAATATTACTATATAGGAGAGGTTATATGCCAATCGGGACGATTGATAGTTATTCTGATATAGATATGGATTTGGGGTTTCATCCATTGACTAGAGATTTGAGAAAGAAAACTAAAGAAACTGCTATCAAACAATCTGTTAGAAATTTACTACTAACTTCTCCAGGAGAAAGGTTGTTTAATCCTGGTTGGGGTTGTAATCTTAGAGGTTTTTTGTTTGAACCTATTAGTGAAGTTTCTGCGATTGAAATTAAAGAAATGGTGAATCTTTCATTGTTGAATTATGAACCTAGGATTGAGGTTATTGATATTCTTGTTGTTCCTATGATAGATAGGGATGGTTATGATATATTTTTATATTATAAATTAAGAGAAACAACTACAGTTATTAATCAAACTGTATCATTAACAGAGAGGGTACGATAATGGCTGAATTAAATATTAGTGATCTTGATTTTAATAGCATAAAGGCTAATTTTATTGAATATATGGAATCTCAAGATGATTTTAATGATTATGATTTTGAGGGCTCTGCGTTAAATACGTTAATGGATTTATTGGCTTACAATACATATCAGAATTCGTTTTACCTGAATATGATTGCCAACGAGATGTTTTTGGATACATCTACTACTAGAGAAGCGACAGTTAGTATAGCTAAACATTTGGGATATGTTCCTAATTCAATTTCTTCCTCTACTGCTATAGTTAATATGAATGTAACTATTCCTTATACAGGTAATGATACTGTTGAAGTTATTAGTGTTCCTAGACATACAAAATTTACAGCAACACAAAATAATATTACTTATGACTTTTTGACTGATAATATATATTCTTCTAGTAGTTATATAGATGCTGGTGGTAGAACGTTTACATTAGAAAATGTTAGTTTAGTAGAAGGATCATTGTATGAGTTTAATTATATTGTAAATATTAATGAAGAGGAACAAAGATTTTTAATACCTGCTACTAATGTTGACACAGATTATTTAGACGTATCAGTAGCGACATCATATGCAAATCCAAATGAAATTTTTACTTATAATAAAGCCGATTCTGTTGTTGGTTTGAGTGGTGAAGATTTGGTATATTTTTTACAGGAAGTAGAAGAAGGAAAGTTTGAAATTTATTTTGGTGATGGGTTTTTAGGAAAAAAATTGATAAATGGAAATCTTATAATGATGAAATATATTGTTACTAATGGTTCAGTTGCAAATAATATAGGTCTTGTAGATTCTGAATTAAATCCTGCCTTTTTGTTAAGTGGAACAATTCCTTATGGAAATAGTTCTACAGGAGACGCAGTTATTAGTGTTGTTTCTCCTTCTAGTGGAGGTAGTGAGGGATCTGAATCAATTGATTCTATTAAATTTAAAGCTCCTAAAGTATATGAGAGACAAGAAAGAGCAGTTGTAGTTGAGGATTTTGTATCTCTTATTCAAGAAAATTTTTCTAATATTGCTGCCATTAAGATTTGGGGCGGAGAAGATAATATTCCTGCATTTTATGGTAAAGTTTTTATTTGTATTAAACCAGAATCTGGATTAAAGTTGACAGATAGTGAAAAATATTCTTTAGAAAGTCTTATAAAAAAATATAGAGTTGTTACTATTAGTCCAGAGATAGTAGATCCTGAATTTATATATATGGGAGTTAGTTCAATTACTAAATACAATCCTAATCTTACAATTAAGAGTGCTGGAACTTTACAAACAGAAATTACAAATAGCATAAAGACATTTGGAATAGAGCAGTTGGGAATGTTTGATGTAGATTTTAGATTTTCTTCTTTTACTTCTATGATAGATAATGTCGATGATAGTATTGTTAGTAATAGTACATCTATCACATTAAAAAAGAAAATTTATCCTTTGTTTAGTGGAACAAAACAGTCTTTTAGTATGATGTATTTTAATGCTATTCAACCAGGATCTTTAAAAAGCAGTACCTTTACAGTATATGGAAATTCTTATGAATATCATCTTGTTGATGATTATAATGGAAATGTTGTTTTAATGTACGAAGATAATATAATGAATACTGATGTCGGTGATATAAATTATGCATCAGGTATTATTTCTTTGAATCCATTTAATATGGAGGAGTCTGAGTTAGGTGATCATGTTAGTTTTACTGTTATTCCTTTGGGTTCAGATGTTAAGGGATTTAACGAGCAAGTCTTACTTATAGAAGAAGAAGATATATCTATTTCAGTTGTAGAGGATAATTAATAATGTTGAAAAATAAACATATTCTTTCTCCACTTATCAAAAGTCAATTACCAGAACATATGGTATTTGACTTTGATAAGTTTGATGGAATGAATTATACTAAATTTGTTTCTTTGGTAGAACATTATTATAAATGGCTAGAAAGAGAGTATGAACCTAATATTGAATATTTTAAATCTGTTTTAGTAGATGAATTAAAGAATACTAAAATAATGGATGTTGAACCAGATATTGGTTCAGTTTATAAACAAATTTTAAAATTACAGCAATATCGTGATATAGATCATACTGCATATTCTATGTTACGAATGTTTGACTCTGAATATGCTTCTAATATTCCTTCCAATTTATTAGTAGATAGATCTAAATTAATTAAAAATATTAAAGATTTTTATCAATCTAAAGGATCTGAAAAGTCATTTGAATTTTTATTTCGTATTTTATTTGATTCTACCATTGAGTTTGAATATCCACGTGATAATGTTTTAATTCCTTCTGGGGGAGTTTGGAATGTTCCGTATTCTCTTAGAATTATTCCTCCTTCTGAAAATAATGCAAATAAAACTTCTATAGATGATTTATTATCTATAGAAGGTTATATCATTAAAGGTACTTCTAGTAATGCTACTAGTATTGTTACTTCTAGCAGAGTTATAAAAACTTCTACTATTACATATTGTGAACTTTTTCTCGATAATAATGAAACTAAAGGTGTTTTTGAAGGTGATGAAAGTGTAGTTTTTATAAAAGAAGATAATAGTATTGTTAAATTATTTAATGGTAAAGATCCTGTTACAGGATTCCTTTTAGCTGGTATTCAATCTATTGATATTATTGATGGAGGATATGGATTTAGTGAAGGACAGAAAATTGAAGTTGCTTGGAATTCTAATATAGTAATAGATGGATCATATTCGATTGTTAATTCAGATAATTCTTCTGGTGCAATTATAAAAATTGATAAATTAGGAAAAGGAAAAATTGAAACTGTTTCTATAAGTAAAAGGGGATCAGGTTATAGTAAGTTTGATTCCATTCATATAGTTAAAGATTATTTTCAAGTATATGATTTGCGTATTACAGAAGGTTATGATATTGAAGATTTGATAGGATTAAGAATTGTAGGTAATATTACAAAAACTACTGCTATAATTAGAAAAATAGATATAAGAACTGGTAGAATATGGTTTGATGATGAAAAAAATGTTGGATTTAAAACAGATGAAAATGAACAAAGATGGTTTGGTGGAGAATTTGTTTATGAAGATTCTCGTAAAATTACCTTTAGAATTGTTAAGACTGTTAAGATTGAAGGTTATGGAGCTGATATATTAGTAACTGATGTAAATGAAGATGGAGAAATTCTTGCGATTAGTGTTATTGATGGTGGTGCTGGTTGGGAATATGTCCCTGCCGCATATGTTAAATCAGAAACAATTGCGGAAGACGGAACAGTAGTTACTAGAGGAAAGGATGCTATCATTTCTTTAGGGAGTAAAAGTATAGGATCTGCTAAAGTTGTTAGTATGGAATCTCTTGGTGTAGGATATAAAATAGAAAATGCCAATCAATATACAATTCCAGGAATTGATGCTACTTTTAATATAGGAGTTATACAACAATATCCTGGATCTGCTAGTGGTTCTTCTAATATTAGCGGAATGTCTAAAATTCATGATGGAATCTATTATCAGAATTATTCTTATGTTATTAAAACTGATATTCCTAGTAGCGAATGGAAAGATATAGTTAAAAAATTAATACATCCTGTTGGTACCAGAATGTTTTCTTCTGTTGTTATTAGGATGAGGACAGCAGTTCCGATTTCCTTCAGTATTCCTGAAAAACTACTTACATTAAAGAAACATATTGATTACAGACAAATTTTAATACATGGGTATCAGAGAAATAGGAAAGCAGGATCAATACAAAATATTAATGAGTTTGGTTTTATGTCTGCAAGTGGTGGTGATGATCCTCTTTTCTTTGCTAGTGGGGGTTTGGGTGGAACTGCAGGATTATCTTTTAATGTCAATGAGAGTGAACAAGTATTATTAAATTCTGATTCTGATCCGCCAATTACTGCTGAAGACTTATCTCAAAATTCTAGCTTGGAGTTTAATTCGGAAGGTTCTCTCAATTTTATTAAAAATTTAGGTTTGAAAGATGGAGAATCAGTTCGTGGTACTGATCCTATTGGTACTGAGTTTAGTCATACTTGGCCTACTTTAAAGGCAGATGTTGGTGAAACACAAGATCCTGGAGAAATTGGTTATTATTATCAAGGAAGAGATTTTCCCGGAATAAAATTGTTATTAGGTTGGGAGCGTAAAGTATTTCCATTAAAAATGTCTCCTACTGCTATAGAGGATAGATCAGATCAACAGTACACATTGATACAACCTCCACAACCAATATTATATCATCTTGATTTGGGTGTTAGATTTCCTGAAACTCTAGAAGAAGATATGCACGGTCCTATCAGTAATAAGCCTGAAGCTATTTTACATACTAGAATTACACAATCAAGATTAGATAATACAATTGAAGTATTTCCTAGACCACATATAGTTTCAAAGTTATATGGTGATGCAACAATAGATCTTAAATCTGAAGTGGCATATCAGGTAGTTGCCAAAGAAAAAATAGAGAAAGATGTTCATATATTACGATCTAAAGTGATATGGCCATTTGTTACAGATGCTTCATTAGAGTCACATTTTGAGAATGAATTGGATTATGAATTATATGCTGATAGTACGATTAAGGATGTTTCTATTCCTAGAATAATACATCAATTAGTTGTTAAGGAAAATATTGATAAGGATATTCATACATTACGATCTAAGGTAGTATGGTCATTTGTTACAGATGCTTCATTAGAGTCGCATTTTGTAAATGTTCCGTTGGTTATTGAATCTAAGTCTGATAGTAGTTTGGAAGTTGTTTCAAGTGTACAAACAATGTTGTCAAATATACTTAAAACGGAAGCTAAGATAGATTTTGAAGCTTCACGATCTAAAGTAATATGGCCATTTGTTACTGGTGTTGAATTGGATTCTTATGATTCTTCTTCT